TCGTATTCCCCTTGTAAAAGAAAAGAAAAAGGAAAGAAACTTCCTTTACTACCTCCTTCCTACCCTGTAGAGTCTTTATAGCCCCGCACCTATCTGGTTTACAAGCCTATCTGTCTCAAAATGTACGAGGTTTAGTATATATAGGGGGGAGGGGGCATGGCGACCTGCCTCCCCTCTAAAGACTCCACAGTCTATAAAGACCTATCATAGAAACACTTCAAAGTCTCTAAAGACTCTATGACTAGACAGTCATTAAATACTATTGACAACTGGTGTACAGTCATATAGAGACTTTAGAGTCTATAAAGTAATACCTTTATAACTTCAAAGTCTATACAAATTAATAACTTGTACCATTCTCTTTATTATGCTAGGGAGTCTATCAAGATTCTAAAACCTCTCTCTTTTACGTTCTAAGCGATTTTAATCCTTATCCTATTGTTACTATCAATTACTCTCTAATCGCCGTTAAACTCATATTTAGCTATATTGGGGCTGTCTTTCTATGTCCTACCTTTATAGCAGTTTAAAAATATATTTGACATTGCTTGAAATAGGTTTAATATGGAAACCATCAAGCAATACAAGACCGCAACGGTAACCACTAAAGGATATAGACAATGCAAAATTTTAAAGCTCGAATTAAACTGGAAGCGATGTTCAAAGACTTATCAGCCTTGCGAGATACCCAAGATTATTATATTAAGACAAGCGATGATTGCGATGATTTTATGGATGCAATTATGACAAGGGATGAATTGAACGCTTGTTTACTTACAATTAAAGAGATAAAAACCTTAATATCTGTGGAGCAATAGACAATGAAAGTATCAAAAATTGACTGGATCTATATCGCAATAGTTTATTGGGTGGGCGCGACAGTTCTTTATTTACTTAATGAAAATCTAGGGGTAATAGTATTATGAGCAAATCAATATTGATTGAAATTAAACACTGTTACGGTAAACAGGCAGTTTATCCTGCTTGTATCACCGCGGAAACCTTTGCACTTTTAACAGGTTGTACAACACTAACGCCTAGAGCATTAGAATTAATTGAAAAACTAGGGTATACTATTGATACAATGACACCTAACTGGAGGGCGTAAAGTATGAGATATTTATCAGACAAACAAGCCAAGCCAAAAGCCATGTCAAAGCATAGAGGCTATATAATGTGGCAGGGTGCAAGCGTTTTAGATGGCGCACCTATTGCGATCATTGCAACTATGGCAACGTCCAACGCAAAGACTGGCGATATGGTGCAGACTTGGATCATACGAACAGACATGAACCCCGTTGAAGCCTCAAAGGTTGGGAAGGATGTTGCAATCTGTGGCAGTTGTCCGCATCGTCATTATAATAAAGGCGCATGTTATGTAAACATAGGTCAAGCTCCCAATGCTGTATATAAAGGATATGTGAAAGGGATCTATCCCGCCTTTGATGCGTCATTGCATGGCGGGCATTTTAGCCATCGTAAAATAAGACTGGGCGCATATGGTGATCCCGCGGCTGTACCTTTTGAAGAGATGGCAAAAATTGCCTATCTTGGCATAGGTCATACAGGTTATACGCATCAAGCCAACCATAAAAACTTTGATGATCGGTTTATGTCGATCTGCATGGTTTCAGCGGATACGCCCAGACAGGCGCTTAAATTCCAGTCTAAGGGCGCTAAGACTTTTAGGGTGGCTATGGTAGGCGATGCACTGTTTCCCTCTGAGATCGAATGTTTGGCAGACTCTAAGGGCATCCAGTGTATAGACTGTGGATTATGTGATGGCGCAACTAAAAATATAGCTATCACTGTGCATGGTTCAAGGTCTAGTAACTTTAAATCTAATTTAATTCAAACATTACAGGTGGCATGATATGAGAATGTTAAACGCGCAGTACATACGCATAGAAACTAAAGCAGGTGGCATTACCTGTACTAATCGCCAATTTATACGACAAGCGCGTAAGCGTTTAAGTACTGATGGCAAATCATTTAACATGAGAGAATGGCGCAAAGAATGGTTACTTTCTGGCTTGGAACTCAAACAACACTGGAGGGGTGCGCTATGATTATTTTCGAGGGTGACTTTGTACAGTTACATAATAATTTTGGTGGTGGAGAGTATGCATGGTTGCAAGTGGTTACCATAGAGCCATACGATATTTGCATACTATCTAACGGTGCTATGGTCTGCGCGTCCGACCATTATATTTCAGCGGTTAAATCAGCATATGAGGTGACAGCATGATAACCAATATGGAAAAAGCAGAAAAGGCGGTGACCTCTTTAGGTTGGACGGCGGTACTGATAGACCTACCAAACGACTTGGCCATATGTCGCAGAGGTCACGACCCTATACGGGACAACCCCTTAGATATATCGTATAGTACCAATAGATTAATGGCTATGCCAGAGGGCGGTTACTGTTTGATATCAGGGGTGTATGATCTGACATTCGAGGGAGCGCAAGAAAGTTATCTTGAAAGACTCGCGCCGTCATGGTAAGATGTAACTGTGGCTGTACTGCCACTATAAAAGATCGGGGCGCATATGTGTGCGCTCCTTGTTGGATTAAATTAAACTGGAGATTGAAATGAAGACTTTAATTGAAGCAGTAGAAGCATGGATTGATGATAGAGTTGCTAACAACATCGCTGTAGATAGGGCTGATAGAATGTCTCACTCTGCAACCGTTGATATACAAGACTTGGATGCTAAGTTTAAAGAGATGGAGCAGATACATATCCGCGATGCTAATAGGATTGCAGAGTTGGAGAGGCGTGTTCTGCTTTTGGATGGAGACAATACTTTTGACGCGGAACGTGCCACTACTATTGAGAGTAGACTTGACGATCTTGAATGTAGCATGGATGAAAAGATTGACAGTTCTGATGTTGATGATAAGATTGAGTCGGCACTGGCTGACTTAGATCTACCGGATGCATACTCAGTAGAAGTTATGATCGATGATGCACTAGAAACCAAGGTCATGGATGCTGTCAGGGCTGAGATAGATGCAATTGATTTTAAAATAACAGTGGAGAGATAGAGATATGAAAAAGACAATTGACTTGACAACACCAGTACATACCTATAAGGTAATGATGTCTGAGGTACGCGGTTATTATATAGACGTAGCGGCATCAACACCCGAACAGGCAATGGAGTATGCAGAAGTAAATAAACGAGCGGGGATGTATAAAAAATACAACGGCCACATAGTTGATATAGCCCCCGTAATGATAGTCGAAGAGGAGAAACCCAATGAGTAAATATGAATGCGGTTACTGTTTAACAATGTTTGATGAGCATAGCGGTGGTACAGATATGTGTCCTCTTTGCTGTAGTAAGACACTAGGCATAGTAGATAATACCTTTGTACACGATGATGATTATGCTCTTGAAGTTGAAACAGACTATAGTCTATAGAGACTATGCAGATCTTTAAAGCTATTGTCCTTTTCTTTTCAGAAGAAGATAAAAGAGAATTCTTTAAAGGCTTAAAAACTATTAGAGATTATAGCATAGATTGATTTAGAAGTCAAGCACTCATTTAGTTGTTGACATTGAGGTTGGTTTATGTTATCATCTCTTTAAATTATTTAAGGGAAAAGAAAATGAGTAGAGGTTGGAACGGTAGCTGTGAGGATTGGTTACATGGTGATGAACATCTAAGTGACTCTTGCGATTCAGAGTTTGAAAATTCAGAAGAAGATGAAGAGGAGAAATGTAATGAACAAAGCAATTAATATTTTAGTACCTACAGTTTTACTAGGGGTAAGTGCATTGTTATATATCAACATGGATATAAATAAGAATGCGGCGATGTCTCAGATGAGTGAGTTAGAGCAGAGATTTAAAACCAACACTATAAAGTTGGACATGACCTCAGATAATTACAATGTGCTTAGCGGTGCATTAGATGATCATGAGAATACATTGCGGCGGTATCAAGAAACGCTGAGTACGACACTAACTATCCACGATCAGTCACTAACAACACTTGACAAGGCTTTAATGAACGACATCATCTTGTCTGAAGAAGTGGTGCGGCTAAGCGATCAGCTAACCGAACAAGATCAGAAGATCTCTGAGGTTAAAGAACTGGCTACGGCTGTAGTGTTGCCCGAACCTATAGCTGTGTTGCCTGAACCTGTAGTTAAGAACGTACCTATCGCTACATTATCTGAACCTGTAGTTAAGAACGTACCTATAGCTGTGTTGCCTGAACCTGTAGTTAAGAGAGCGCCTATTAAACACCCTTGCCCACAGCCTGATAGTTCTATTAACTTCGGGAAGTATATAAGCAAGCTGAATTTTAATAAGTCTACTGCGTTTGTGGTGTCCTTTGACGTACAGGATGGGGCGGTTAAGAATGTTTCTTACTCTACCAATGTCTACAGTAAGTTGAACAGGGCGGTCACCAAGTATCTTGACAAGGCTATATCAACAGAGAACAACGTGACTAACTGTAGCATTCCTTTTAAGATAGAGGTTTAATATGACAGCAGGGTTCGGAGAAAACTTTTTAACTATAAACTATAGGCTAGGTGTGGGTTTTGACTTTGAGTTCGCCGACAGTAGGGCTGTATGGGTTACTAAGACAGGAGAAGAATCAATATGCGCGGCATCCTTTGAGGGTGTCGTGATCATGCTACCCTTCACAGTAATAACCTTTGGTAAGATATGGACGGAGGACTAGAGAACATGGGTGACGCAACACATGGCGGCAAAGGTGATCGTGCAAGGAGCGTAAACTTAAATAGGTTTAACGATAACTACGATGCGATCTTTAACAAACAACAGACGGAGGTAGTAGATGGAGAAGGTAAAGAAGCTAACAGTGAGTGCCTTGCAAAGGGTGACCAACTGGGTGGAGAAAGAAACAATAGTAATGAAGAGCAAGTTTGAATCAAGGTTTATAAAAACAGTAAGGTCGATGGTTGTCCTTGCATGTGTACTCACATTGATAAATGTTATTTTAGTTTTAAAGGGGTAAGCTATGATTGATATAATTCTAGGGGTGTTGGTGCTGATAGCACTGGGGTGCGGCATTAGATTGCTATATGAATCTGAATTAATGATAGATGAACTCAAGAAAGAACGGGAGGATGATCGCAATGTTTGAAGAGATGTTTAGCGCAGACCCATCACCGCAAGCAGTAGCTACATCTAAGGCGGCAAGAGATGTGGCAGACGGCAAGGTTCTTTTAAGCGTAGCCTGTAAGCAGTATGGCGTGAAAGAACAAGCAGTCATACAGTACATCATTGACAAGACTGAGTACGAAACAACGCTTGACATAATCAACGGCAACAAGGACACGGATTCAGTCGGTAACAAATAAAGATTGACAGGCTTGAACAACTGTGGTATACTCCACAATTAATTTTAACCACCAAAGAGGAAAGTAACATGGCTATACTAGAAGGCACAGCGTACTGGGCATCGGTCACTACACCGAACACAACCTTTGAACCCACGTACTCAGTAAACTTAGTTGTAGATGAGGCCACTGCCGCAGATTTTAAGGCTCGTGGATTTAGTATTAAAGAGATGGACGAAGGCCCATCCATTGTGATTAAACGTAAGGTCGATGGCAAGGACGGGACAGTACGATCAGCACCTAGACTTGTTGACCAGTACAAGAAACCTCTTGATGCTAAAGTAGGCAATGGTTCTGTAGTTAAGGTGCAGTACAATGAGTGGGAAACCACTAACAAGTACGGCTCTTTCAAAGGCTTAGACTTTCAAGCTATGCAAGTACTAGACCTTGTTGAAGTTGGTAGCCCTGATGGTGCTGAGTTTGAAGCGGCTGAAAGTGACATGGAGGATGAACTGTAATGGCTATAGTAACAGTAGATGATGTGAACTACGAGTCAGATCTGATCTCAGATGAGGGGCGGGCTGTACTCACTCACCTAATGGAAGCAGATAAAAACCTTAGAGAAGCTACACTGACTGTTGGTTTAATGCAAGCCGCAACAGTTACACTCATAGCTAATCTTAAATCTAACCACCTCACGGATGAGGCATTAGCAACAGAGGAAGTTGAAGCAACTGAGGAGTAAGGCGAATGCCTTTTGTTAAACATAAGCAACCTTGTCCTGCTTGTGGAGGTAGCGACCCAGTATCGGTTAATGATAACGGTACTGGGTGGTGCTTCTCTTGCAATACATACTTACCAAACTACAGCACAGCGGAAGTGCAACAACCTGATACCATAACGGACTTTGAAGTGTATCAAAGGAACAGCAAGATGGAAGAGAATCCATCCGCTTCATTCAATGAGTTAACTGACCGCAAGATAAGCTTAGCTACAGCTAAGAAGTACGGTGTTAAGTCAAGCATGATAGGCGGCAAGATAGATAAGCACTACTACCCTTACTACAATGGACATGAGTTAGCGGGTACTAAGATACGTAAACAGGATAAAGAGTTTGCGTGGACAGGTAGCTCTAAGGAAGTAGGATTGTTTGGAGAGAACCTGTTCAAAGCAGGTGGTAAGTTTATAACATTAACAGAAGGCGAGTGTGATGCGATGGCCGCTTATGAACTTATGGGTAGCAAGTGGCCTGTCGTATCTATAAAATCAGGAGCGCAAGGAGGCGTTCGTGATGTTAAGCAAAGCCTTGAGTACCTTGAGTCATTCGATTCAGTTGTCATTAACTTTGATAATGATAAGCACGGTAAGGAAGCGGCGCAAGCAATTGCAAAGCTACTGACTCCTAAGAAAGCTAAGATCATGACGATGCCTGTGGACTACAAAGATGCTAACGATATGTTACGCCAAGGTAGACACGCCGCATACGTCAGTGCATTCTGGGACGCTAAAATCTATACACCTTCTGGTGTACTAAATCTATCCGATCAGCTTGAAGCCTATCAAAAGCTAAGAGCAGAGAAGAAAACAGCCATCCCCTATCCTTGGGCGGGGCTTAACAAAAAGCTAGAAGGTCTTAGAGCAGGTGAGTTAG